CTAGAATCAGTGGCCTAATCTGGAGAAGTACATCATCACCGTAATGGACTTCAGCGAACTAAAGACCATCACTGATTTTTCAACACTAGAATTCGCTGTTTGTAGAAACGATACATTCGACCATCTCGACGATGAGGCGGTACAACGCTAAGTGGAATTCACAGTAACCACTACTGGCGACGGCGTCTAACTAGTACACGTGTAGGGAAATGCTGACATGTAAACCCAACCCGACATAATGACTAGGGATGAGGGCCACGAACTAGCATTCCCGACCGACAAGGATACCTGGTAACGTACTGATACGATAAGACAGGCCTTCGCCTTCACTCGCGTCAGAGACACAGTACCCCACAAAAAGTATTCCTTGTACTACACCACGTAGTCCGTCGACGTCAAAGACAAAATCGTAAAAGAACCGCCCAAGCAAGCCGTAGTAATACAAAAAGGCACAGAAGTATACCTCGCGCAATCAATGATGGCACTCTAGCGAAAATTCCCGGGTTTCGGAGTACTGTTCCCGAACGTACATCCGCGCAATAAAACGATCATTACAAAAGCCAGGACTCCTGAAGACATAGAGCTAAAAGGCAACGCACTCATTGTCCTCAAGAAAATGCTTCATGGATACTAAGCTGCTTTCACAGGCAACTGCTGGAAGAAGATCGTTGAAGAGCATCCGGGTGCCTCACGCAAAGAACTCATCGCATTATTCAAGGAGCACAAGCGTGATAAGTTACCAAGGCTAGAAGAGGCAGCGCGTGGCGCAATCCTGTTTATGATCGAGAAGAATATGCCCGCATGGCAGCACGCAGCAATTAGCCAATATGCAGCGATGACTGTCGTGGAGCACATTGAGACACTGCGATACACCTACAGCATGATGTCTCCGAGCTTCTCGTCATGGGTCGAAAATTTCAACCCGAACAGCTGGCTCAGGAAATACCAAGTCACAACGGAAGGCTAGGCTTCAAAGAGCTACGGGACCAACATCCAACCGATGTCAATACTTGATGTGCCAGAACAAAGTAACGTAGAGAACGTAAAAATCGTCTTAGGGTAGCTAGGAAGACACGTGAACGAGGAACGCTACGTCAAGCTCACAGACAAAATGTTCGAAGAAAAAGGCGTACCATCATCGAAAACACCTGCAACTGAGGTAAAATTCATGCCTGACCAAGTGCTGACGGAAAAGGTCACACGAGTGCAAGGTGAACGCCTGACGTAAGGAGTATCTGTTACGAGAGACACGGAGAATGACTTACAAATCTATGTCAACAAAACAATATTCAGAGAACATGTCACTGACTCAAAGGACACTATCTCTGGTTGCGAAAGAACAAAAACGCCTTGGACATAGTATAAAGCACACCTTGATGAGAAAATGCATCCCAAGTGTGCCACCGTCGACCCCAACCTTACAGGCAACACAGGAAACGCCTAGTCGTACGCTAATACTGTCCAATCGCAAATGAACGGCATAATCAAGCGCCTAACTGCAGCTCCACAGAAGAAATGCCGAGTCTAAGGCATGCTTGCTTAGAGCTAAGGCACGAGAATGTTCAAATATTGCAAAGCCTACCAGACGCAGAAAGAACTCTCGGCGTCCTGGAATCGTGCCAAAAGAGTGTTGTAGGAAACAGCGTTGGAAGAGATACGCAGTGGCAGACAAATCTTCAAGGAAATGGATTTGCAAGAAGCCCGCGCAGCACTTAGACGCTGGGGAATACTGGTCGCACCTACAAGACTCGACTCTATGGTGAAACGCAATGAGTAAAACTTCGGACCAGCCTACGAACGCATTGTCTCTTGCGAACAACGTCTTACGTACCCGGATATTGTCGAAAATCCCGTAATGACAAGGGCACTCCGAGTATGGGTCAACAAAATAATGATGTCAGCTTGGAGTACCTTCAACGAGAGACAACCACTTCACATTGCTGCGTTTGGAATGACAGGCGTGGAACTCACCGCCATGATGAATAAGAAGATCGAAGCCTTCGAGAAGAAACTCAGGCGTGGTGGCTTGTCCGGCCGGATGAAAGTCATCATCAGCGACTTCTCTCAATACGACTCATTCCAATCGAACGACAAACACAACGTAGTGCGAGGATCACTAGAGAACTTCCCGTAAGATTCACTAGCCGCGCTACTGAACGTGGACAACCTCACCGCAAGAAACATTGTCCAGCGTGTGTATTGTCAAAAACGAGACGTTTAGGTCAAAACAGCCGACGGCATAACAGCAGCAGTGTTCCGCATGAAAGGCATAACGCAGTCCGGAGATGCGCCTTTCACTACCGACAGCAACACAAAAACAAACTTCTTCACTTACTCCCAAATCTTCAAGGAGATCGAAGGCTATTAGATCCACGTAGCAGGCGGAGACGACACAATACTTATCGTCCCAGAGGAGCTGGTAAACTACTGCTTAAACATGATGGACTAACGCACAGCCAGACACCAAGAAATTTAGTCAGAAGTTGGAGAAGTGCTGAAAAATCCTCGAGTAGTGGAAGCGGATGATTAGGCTGACTTTTAGTCTAAGATGTTCTACTGGGACGGTTCTCGCTTCCCAGAAGAAGGACCGACGCGCCCGTTGAACCGCATCCTCACGCAAATCGCCATTTCCGAC